CGACTATGACTAACGATAGACATAATGGTTTGGACACGTGCGCAGGGTCTTTGTTCTTTGACTCTGCGCGGACGTCTCTTGTAGGTGGATGTCCTCCCTCGTTCATGGGAGAAGCTAACCTCAACGACTGGGAGAAAACCCAGTTCGTGAAATGTGCGAAAAAAATCGATCAGGTGGTTGACGTACTTGTGGAGCTCTTTACCCTTTTTGGGTTCAGACTCTTTGAGTATGGGACTCAATATCAACACACCAAGACGGTCCGGCATTGGTACAGCCTTCTGTACTCGATGCCGCCCTCTCGTCTTTCCTGGCTGAAACTCGCGAAGTATAAAATCTCCGCGTTCTTTTCTGCCTGGAAAGGAGAGCCACTGCCCGTCTGTCCTTTTTCTGTGACCGATAACCCCCGAGTTCTTTTGGGGGGCCGTGCCTATCGTTGGGTACGGAAAATCTCTAACTTCCATATTGGAACATCGAAGTCTCTCAGATTCGATGCCTTTTTGCAATCAGTTCTGCTAAGCAAAAAGGGTATGCCAAGGCCCGATAAGTCGGACTTGGCGCAGGCCGCCTATGACACTATTGTGAAACTTAGTATCGCTGCTCCTGTTCCTGCAGCAAGTTGCCTCCTTTCGTTCGATGAATTGAATGATGTTGGACAGTCCGTAAAGACTGTACAATACCACCTTTCTGAAGATACGTTGGATAAGCAGCTAAGGCGTACTGTTGATGAGATTTTTGGGATAAAGATGAAAGACGGGAATGTTGTCTATAGACAATACACCAACGCTGACCGTATGAACCTCGGTCTTCCTTCGACTAGTGCGAACTATAACCGGTCGAGGATGCGTGGTGGTGGTTTGGGCGAGCTCCTCTCTGATTATGTGACGAATCCCGAAGGGGTTGCGTTATATGGAGAGGAAGAAGAACGAAAGCTCGAATATGCCTTTCTTGCGGCATACCGTCGTCCGGGCGGTTACTTACCCGGCCATCTCTCGCAACCAACGAAGGTGCGAGATACCCTTCGAATCACGGATACTGGAAAGTGGATCTGGGCCCGAAATCGTCTTGAAGAAGAGTTTTTGGGTACGGGTCCGCTTTTTGAACAAATCCAGTACGATCCGTCTCCGGAAGAGCGTGTTCCAATTGATTCATCAGATCAAGAATCGATAGGAAGAGTTGACGACCAATTTGTCTATGACTCAGGAAGATTAAAGGAGACTGCTTTGCGGTTTTACTTTGACCTACTGAACCATGCCGAAAAGGGAAGCGACTTTTGTGCTGATCCAGTCGCTCTGCCGGAAGCCCTCAAAATCCGGGTTATTACCCGGGGCCCCCCACTTGCTCAATTTGCGATGAAACCTCTGCAAAAATTCCTTTGGAAAATATTTAAGGAATCCCCTTGTGGTCGTCTTGTTTCTGAGCCCGAGTCTTATGA